GCACCGTTATAATTAATATCTAAATTATAACCACCGTTAGGTCCGTATTCATTAAGAGGATAAAGTTGATTAGAAAATACACCATTAGTAATTAATTCATTTGGAGAATCTATTACATTTGAAACATTTAAAACTGTTTCATATGTTAAATTACTAACAGGTGGTGAATACACACCGGCAATGTTATATGGGGCTAAATTTCTAGCCATTAAAATATCTCTAAACGAAGACGATGACGCAAATGATAATGTACTATTTGACATATTTTTTTTTCTTTTATAATAAATAGATTAACAACCTATTTTTCATTTTTTTTAGGTATAGGAGCACCAATAGGATTACTATATATTTCATTAAATACATTAATCATTTTTTGTTTAACACCAGAATCATTAAACGCTTCTTTAACTTGTTCAGCACTAATATTTGGATTTTTAGAATCAAAATTAACATTTAATGTATGTGTTACCTCTGAATTTGACCCTTGAGTTCCACTTGAATTACCCGCACTACTTGTCGTATTATTAGTTGTTGTTGGTATCTGAGTATTTGCCGGTGGACCACCCGCAGTAACTTTACCAGCATTAATTAATGCCGATAAAAATGGTAATTCAACAGTTAACTTATTAGCCTGTTCTTTTACATTTGAAAAAGAATCTTTTAATTCTGTTTTAACAAATCCCGCAAAATCAACAAACGCTTCTGCTAATTTTCCGGCTCCCGTACCTGAATTACCATATTCTGTTAACGCCCCCATTACAGTGTCTGAAAATTTATCAATTTCTTTAGCAATATTTTTTGAAGATAATCCTTCACTTGGAATATCACCAATAGCTGTACCAACTTTTCTAATCCCAGTCAATAATTGTCCACCGGATTTACTACCGGCCAACCCTAAACCTGTTCTATCACCTAAACTATTAATTGCCGCAGTAACAGCCTCAGTCGCAGACAACTGTTGTTTTGCCAACTCTTCCATTGTTGGAGGAGCGGTATTAGCCATTTTTTCAAGAGCAGCAACATCATCTTTACTTAATTCAGATACAGACTTTTCTTGTTGTTTACCTTCTGCGTCGGTAAATTTAACTTTATATTCACCCCCCGCACCCATTTCCGCCATATTGGCAATCATTTTCTTTTGGTCTTCAGGTACATCCGGAAATGAAATTTCTTTCATTTTCTTGTCTAAATCCGCACTACCCAACGCCATTTTAGCTAAAGTACCACTAGCTAACCCCATAGCTTGTTCGACTTCTCTTATTTGACGTTTAGCCCCCGGCATAATTTCAAAATGTCCATCTTTACCAAGTTGAACAAATTGTTTACTCATTTCAGCAATTTGATTTTGTAATTCCGCAGGGTCATTTTGTGATAAATCCATTAATTTTAATGGGTCTAATAATGAACTTTGAGAAACCCCCAATCTTTGCATTGCAGCGGCAACTTCAATCGCCCCCTCAGGATTAAATACTTTTTCAGCAAACCCTAATGTTTGAGACATATCAATTCTTAACGAGGTAGCTTGTGCGGCCATTTTAGCCAAACCTTCAACACCTCCCGCAAAATTATATTTGTTAAGTGCCTGCATATTATCTAAAACTTTACCTGAAACCGCTTGAGCGTTAACACCGGATTCTCTTGCAACATTAACAACTTTTAACATTTCTGCGGTAGCTTTTCCGGAAGAAATACCTACATCCGCCATACCACCAACAATTTTACTTGCCTCTTGACCGGTAACTTTCATTGTTGCGTATAAATCTTTAGTTGATTCTTCGGTTAAAATAACATTTCTACCCAATTCTTTAGACGCCTCTTGTTGAATTTTAAGAACATCCTCAATATCTCCACCTAATTTTCTAACAGAAGTAACGGATTCGGACATACTCATACGTAATATGTCCGCCATAGCTTGACCTTGACCAAACTGCTTAAGCATTTGACTCGCAGCATTGTCAAGTGTTACGACTACTTTAGCAATCATTTCCGGGTCAAAATTTGACTTAACCGCTTTTTCTGCATAATCTAAAGGTGATTTACCTCCCGGTGTTTCTGGTGTTGGCATAATTAAATGTGTTTCTAAATAAATACACCAAACATAGTTTTTGATTAACTAGTCTGGTGTGTTATTATCTATTAATTTATTTATAATGTATTTTCTAACATATGTCGGCATTGAATGAAAATCCGAATATGATATACGAAGTGATTGAGCTAAATACATATATTCCTCAATCATCATTTGTCTATGACTAAAAGAAAGGTCGAAAAAAGTCCACCCCAAAGGTAATCTCGAAAGACACCAATTCTCCTGAAGGGGCGATTACACTTCTTTTTAAGTCCAATGACGGCTCATTTTCTCTTAAAAAATTTCTTATGTATTTTGAATCCATAATTGGTAATGAATCTACAAATAAACCAATTTTTGCTCTATCTTGGTCTCCATCTACTTCAACAATATGTTTTTGTAATTTCCAAGTAATTCTTGGGGCTTGTAATCCCACAGGATATTGTTCCGCTTGTTTATCTAACTCAATTGTGTCATAGAATGTTGTTGGTCTTAATTTAACGGTTACACCTGTTCTTGGTAATTTAGTAGTAAATGTACCATCTTCATCCGGTTTAACTTGAGTTTTTTTAATATTTAATTCATCTAAATTAATTTTACCAACAAATGGTTTGTCCGTTGCCGGGTCGGTTAAATTAACACTATATTCAGACCCAAAAGAAGTATTTCTTAAAAATATTAAAATGGCTTCAACATCACCATCCAATAATTCTTCAGGTCGTAAATCGTGTTCGTAAACTTTATTTCTTAATAATTTTAAGATTATATTTTCACTACTACGTCCGGCACCAATTAAATAATTTTCATCATTAGCCGTTAAATAACCAACTTTAACTGATTTCTTTTTTGATTTGTAAAATACACCACCTGTAGGTAATGTAACCACGTCGTGTGGTAAATTGAATCCTTGTGTTCCAGCATCTAATAAATTTTGTTCCATATATTTTTCTTTTTATAATAAATAATAAGAAATGTTTTTTTTATATAAATAAAAAACCCCACATAATTAAATGTAGGGTTGAATATATTATGAGTTTTATAATATTAGTAAACTAATATACATCTATCCATACGAAGAGTTGTTGTAATACCCGCAATAGCATCATCCGCATAACCTAACGAATCAAAATTAACATCAGTTAAAAAAGTTCCTTCTAAAATCCATTTTTCCACAACAACACCTGTTGGGTCTAACATCTCAAGGTCGATGTTCTTCTTGTATCCCGCTGCGTACCCCATACGACCCGTAACTGATTCAGCACATAAACGAACCCATTCCATAAGAGCTTGTGATGCAGAAGGTCCGATTGGGTCACGGAATTTAACACCAATAGTTCCCCAAGTAAAACGACCCGCAACATAAGTTGAAGTGTTTAAGAAAGGTATCTCAACATCTTTAATAGTGATATGTGGTCTAGCAGCTGTTTCTACGAACCATTCGTTAATCCCTAAAGTAGATGGGAATCGTAAAATAAACCTATTTTTTCTTTTTGGTTCATACGGTATGGGCATTTTCATTAATAAATCAGCCATTGTCTATTTGTTTTTAATTTTTATTTTTTTATCTTGTTTATTATAAATATTACCTATTTAATTTTTTTATCTTGACTTTTAGATTTAAATTTTTTATAATTCTAGAAATTCTAGTTATTATAATTAATTATTTAATAGTTTTTATTTATAATAATTATTTTAATATTCTCTTTTAATTCCTCCTGCTGTTGAATAAGTTTTAATAATATTTTCTGGGTCTTGCTCAAAATGTTTTTTAACTACGTCCACATTTTTTAAGTCGTCATCAGAAAAACCTATTTTTGGGACAAAATAATTATTTATTTTATTTTTTAAGAATGCCTTTTTTTGTATATGTTGAGACATCTCTTTAACATATTTAACAAAATCTTTTAATGCCTTAATTTTACCTTCTTCCGGATTAGTTGCGGAACCTTCTCCATAACTTACAGGATAAAACCTACATAAATCCAAATATTCTCGAATCATCTCTCTTTTAGAGACATTTTCTTCATCCGCTAAATCACGATATTTTTCTAAATTTCTAACTAATTCGTTTGAATCAATACCATTAATATTTGAAACAATGTAATTGTAACAAGCCTCTTTTAGTACTGATGGTGTATGACCTCTTGCGGTCACTATTGAAAAAATTGACCCATTATTTATTGCCTCAACAAAATCAGGCCAAGCAGGTCCTGGTTTAGCGGTTAATGAATCAACAATAAATTGTTTATCACCTTTAACTCCAAACCATCTAAAAGGGTTTTCCGCAAACCCTACTATTGTGTGTCCGTCAAACTCAATAGGTTCTTTTCCAATTTCTTCTCTGTAAGTCGCAAAATCTTCGGTTGACATACCAACCTCATCACCGTCTTCATCTTTTAATATTATTTTTGTGGGCATCGATACAATATTGTCGTCCCAATCAAATGCGTAATATTTTTCATCAGGAGCACCAAACTCATCTATTCCTTCAACTATTCTATTTTTTAACATAATTTTTAATTAAGGCTTAATTATGACCCACCCTAAGATGAGTCATAATTTTTTTATTATATATTCTCGAAAGAAGCTCCGGTTGGAGTAATATAGAATGTAATATCTATAAATTCTAACGATTTGGTTGGTTTGATATAAATCTTACCGGTCATTTGATTTCTATCTAAATCAGCCGCGTCTGACGAAACTGTTACACGGAAATCGTATAAACCTCTGTCTCTTCTGATAGCATCTAAGATAGGGTTAACAGCATCTAAGAAGTCTTGTCTTACTTTTTGGTCGTTTTGTTCAAACAATAATCTTACAGATACCGCTGAAATTAATTTACGAGCTTGAAGTAATAATCTTCTAACATTTATTCTATCAAGTGCTGATTGTGCGACTTGTAGAGTTTTGTTACCCCAAATTACGGTACCAACATCAGAGAAAGTCGCGATTGGATTAATACGTCCTTGATAAAGAGTATCTCTATCTTCTTGAGTAAGTTTCTTTCTTGCTTTGATTGCGTTTACAATACCTCTTGTGTAACCTGCCGCTGCGAACCAAGGGAACGCGATATTATCGGTTAACGCTAAGTTTCTAACAACTTCTGCCGTTGGTGGTAAGTAGATTTGTGTATTATTAACACTATCTCTTGTCAATACCCAAGGGTAATAAGTTGCAGTATAGTTAGAGTCAATACCACTTTCTTCTAAAATATTTACCGCCTCTTGTGGGTAAATTAATGCACTTGGGTCAGGACTTGGAATAAATAAATCACTATCAGCCGTTGTACAAATATATAATGAGTCAGCTCTGTTAAACTCAATCATTTCAATTGCCTCCTCAACTAAGTCAGAGTTATTTGAATAATCAATACCCGGAGTAACAAATATGTTAATATTAACCGCCTCAGGATTTGAGAATGTTTGTTGTCCTAATAAGTATGCGTAGTAATCAGAATTACCATAATCAACACTATTGTTTCCAACAGTGATTTTCTTGAACGCTCCCCATCCTGTAGCTGTTGGATATTGTATATCCGTACAAGCTCCGTTTAAGTAACCTCTTCTACCTAATTTAAATGTATCTGTGTTACTTCTAGATTCTCTATAGATGTCCCACCCGTCAAAACCACCTTGTACTAATAATGAGAATTTACGTGAGTATATTCTGTAGTAAGGACTTGTTTCACTTGTTGGGTCAGATGTGAATGTTGCGTCACCAACATAATAAGCCGGAGTTCCACTTGTTGTATATACGTTTGATATTGTAATACCACTTGCGTTTTTATCCATATGGAAACCTTTTGTTAATGTTAACCATTCTGCAGCATCACTATCAATACATAGATTTAAAGGTTTTTGTTTACCTTTATATTGGAAGAAATCAACATCGTATCCAGCTCCGTTTCCTGTTGAAACCCCTAAGTAAGTTCTACGAACATTATCACCCGGACTTAACGTAGCGTCGTTACCACCTGAACTTAATCCAAATGGTGGGTCAAATACTACTTCACCAGGGTAATCATATTTAGTTTTGTAAATCGGGAATGGAGACCTTGATGAACCGTATTGTCTGAATTTAAATCCTTGGAATCCACAAGGTAATGTGTCAATTGGTGCGTCTTCATTCATTTCTACCATAATGTATTTTGAATTCAATTCATACTCACCATCAGTTGTACCAATTTTTTTAGCCACAAATGAATTATCATTTGGGTTCATAGTACAATTAGTAAATTTCTCAATAACTACAGGATTATTATCCGTATCATAGAAATCTCTAACCAAAATATCAAATGTTAAATTACCGAAAGACATATTCGCAATAGATATTTTAACTTCAGTATTAGCAGCATTACCATCAGATATCGTTGCAAATCTAAATAAGTTAAATACTTTATTACCTCTAACTTCAGAAACAACCCACGGAGAAACCGGTGTTTGATATCTTTCTAAGTAGTAAGCAATTGATGAAGAATCTCCACCCGCTGCTCTTGGTAAATCTAATAAATTACAATTTAAACCTCTAATATATCCTTTATTATATCCATAATTCAATAACGCTTGGAATCTTTCTTCGACAAATACCGGAACTGTTGTTCTTGGTTTAGCAAAATTTGAAGAACCAAATACTTTAGGTAAATATTTTGAATCTGACTCACTAAAAGACGTTTCAAAGAAGAATGTATTACCATCATAATCAGTCACATTAAGACCAAACGTTGCGAATGGATTTTTAGCAATGTTTGAATAAGTTGATGCAGTACAATTAATAGACACATCTGTTGCTCCTGTAACTTCATAAGCCGGACCATCACTACCTGTACCATAAGTTGCAATACCTCTTGAACGAAGTGTTGCTATAACCATATCATCAAAATCAGTATACGAAACACCTGAATATGTGTAAATTTTACCACTTACCGTACCACTATAACAAGTTGTTATTGTTCCGGTATTATTTGAACCTGTATTACCTGATGTTGCAGGATTACAAGGATTATATACACTAACATTAACAGTCCAACTTTGTACATTAGAACCATCTTGTGAAGTTAAAACATATGTTTTTGTTCCCGCTGAAAAGTTTTGTGTTGTTCCTGTACTTACTTGTTGAACACCACTAACGGTAACACCTGTTGTACAAGCACTATATACAACAGTTAATGCTGTTAATCCTGATGTTGGTGTACCTTGTGGTAATACAACGTCAATTGTATTTGTATTATAATTTATACTACCAACAGTATTTGAAACTGTTGCAGAACTCATAGAAAATGAATAGAATGTTGCACAATTTGATGATGATGTTGTTGCAGTTAAATTAGTTACAACATTATAGAATGAGAAACCACTATATGAACCATTAGTGTTATCGAATAAAGAATAATACCAAGGGTCATTATTAGCATCTGTGTAATCAGCATTAGTTGAACTTACACTATCAATACCATAAACATTATTTTCCGAAGTATAAGCACTTAAAGAGTTATAGTCAGAACCTGAAATAGTACCATAGTAGTTAATTGATGTTGCCGAACTACTTGGTGTAGTTATAATGTTAAATAATTGTGTTTGAATATTATCTAAAATTCTTGAAGTACTACCGTTAAAGGTTTCGTAAGTATCATTAATTTTATTTGATATAGGTGATGGGACACCAGATACTTCAACAGTACCAATCCCACTATTACAACCTGTAAAAGTAAATGTGAATGGTGTTATAGTATAACCTGTACATACGTTAGCACATAACGCTAAGTCATATGTAAACCCTGAACATTTAAATCCTACGGTTGATTTATCTACGTTCGCGATTGTTCTAAAAGACCAAGATGGTCCCGCGTCATATCCTGACAATCCCAAAATTCTTGTAACAAACAACTGATTAGATTGTTGTAAATAAGATTTTGCGATATACGAAGCTTCATACTTCGGTATTTGTGTATTAATAAATTTTTCAGGTGTTGTCCCTCCAAAGAAGTTAGTAAATTCATCAAAATTTCGTATAAAGATAGGTTCGAAAGCTGGACCTTTAAGAGTCTCACCAACAATACCTAATGTGGTTACACCCACACTCTGTGCTACGAAACTTAAATCAACTTCGGAAGTATATACCCCGGGAGATACGAATACTTTGCTGTTTGTTGCCATTAGTTTGTCTTGTTTATAATTTTATTTATATATAAATATTAAAAAAAAATCAAAATACTTTACTTCGTAGCAACTATTTATATTTTAGGGAGATTATTTTCTACCTTTTTTCTACTTATGGATAAAGACATCAAAAAGATTAAAAATTTAAAGATATCAGTGGAGACACACGAGATTCTTAAAACCTATTGTGAAAAGAGGGGTATTAAAATGTACCGGTTCTTGGAAAGACTTATTGTTGAGAAATGTAAACCAAAGAAAGATATATACGGAGAAGATTAAAGTATCTTATCTATAAATTGAATACTTGATTCTAATAGGTTGTCAGTTTTAATCACATCAATTCTTAAAATATCACCTGAATTAATTTGTATTAACTCTAAATCACTACCGTAATAATCATCGTTGATATACACATCAAATGATTCAATATTTATTGTATTACCAATTTTAATATCAACAATATAATTAAATAATTGAGACAAGGTTGTAACACCCGATAAAAATAACGCTTGACTTCCAACACCTTCTTCAACGGGTTTTCTTTTACCACGTCTTGTTGTGGTCTTATCAAATTCAACAACTTGTAAAACTCTTGTGATTGCTGGTGATACTTCAAACTCATCTTCATCAATTAAGAAACCTAACATTGTAAATTCATAACTTTGAATGTAATACTTTCTTTTTTCAACTTCCATAACAGATTCATCAGTAATATTACCCATAACAATTGGGATATAATGACCTTTGATTACAGCGTATGCTTGTCTTGATGCAAATTTTTCAAGGATGACTTGATTGAGTTTATTTAACTCTCTCATTCTATTACAAATAATTTTTATGGAATATGTAATATCCACCGGTACCGGTTGAGGTATTGTATAAACATCCATACCATTTCTTTGACCATCCCAAGTTGGAACTTGAGCATAAAAATATTGTCTTCTATTTGGTATGTTATATAACAACGAAGGGTTTGTACCAAATTTAACTTCGGGTTGTCTAATTGTTGTAATAAAAGGGGGTTCAGCGTTTTTATCTATATTTTGAAAGTTCCAAGTTTCAGTAAACTGAGTCCAATTTTGAGTTGTAACAATAATATCAACCGTTGGAATTGTCTTACCTTCAACAACTACTTTTAATTCATCTTTAACAAAATCTAAAAAACCTCTATCCAAGTCGGCATGCAATAAAGATTTAGGAAGATAAGTTCCGTCTTTATTGATTTTGTCTAACAACTCTTGTCTTCTTGGTAAAAGAGTTTTTGGTTCAGTTAGTGGTAAGTTTTTTTTTATTTTACTTGGTAAACCCATTTTTTTAATTTATTATAAATATTTTGTTCTTAGAATTTATCATTTTTACTATATCCGCCTTATATACGGATTCTTCAGTATCTTTCATAACAAATGAATTATACTTATATGGGTTATAAGTCACAATATTGTTATTAGGTTCGCTCGGCATATCTTCACAAGGATAATTACAATAGTCCACTAAAGTTCCAATTACAAATGAATGAACATTTTTTTGTTTGTCTTGTACGACTTTTTCTCTACCACCTTGTCTAACTTTAAATTCAACATCAACCAATTTAACATAATCGGCGTGGATAACAACTCTATTATTAGACCTAACCGAAAATGTGTGTTTATGTAAGTTATAATAAACCATAACTCTATCACCTATATGTTCTTTAACATCATTGGTGACAGTTTCTAATAGTTTCTTATATTGATTTTCTTTAATTAATATTTTCATTATAACCCTCTAAATTCATTATTTGTTACCGGTGACGCCATAATAGTTCGATAAAAAGGTTTGTAACCACCATAAGTGTGTTTATTGTCCGAAGTCACCCTTCCATCATTATTCACCGTATAGTATCTTACTTTATCTTCAGTTTCATAGTATCCGATATAATCACCATAACTAATATCAATTTCTAATTCGTCCAAATCTCTTTGATAAACAGAAACTTTCATATTACCCGGTTCCATTTGGTCTATTTTAGAATTACCTAAATACTTGTTCTCAGGAGCCATAATTTGAACGTATCCTTTGAACTCTACCGGTGGAAAAATTTGATACCATCAGAT